GTGTCCGACCCCCTACTATTTACATATGGTACACAAGGCAATTAATATATACAATGGTACACGTTACGTGCGGCATCATCTGTCGACTTCAAAACAGTGATTGAGGTGTGGCCAGTGGATTGCGGTTCCAGCTTTCTCAACAGTGGCCATAAGATGTGCGAAATCTTCCTCATCAGCTTCTGTTAAACCGTAAAGGTTATACAGCATCACGTAACTTTCTGGCACAGGGTTGGCAGGCGCGGTTGCGCGGAGTGCCCACTCCTGTGCGGGAGCCGCCTCAGTATCTGGGGTGACCTCGATCATGCGCTTAATGAAAAGCCGTAAAATCGGTATGTGGTTGCAGCTCGGTTGAAGGCCTCGTGCAACGGCACCTGGCGACCAACCGCGAGGGTCAGTAGCGTGCCATCCCAGACGAGCGAGAATCCAGCCCACGCATGGTCCAAAGAGAGTGCCGCGGTCGGACGGCCACGGCCTATTTCGGCAGAAGACGATCTCCCAAGGCAATTTCAGCTCACAGGTGACTTCAAAACCCAAGTCGCGAGCACGTAAACGATGTTCTTCGGCATCACCCTCACGAAATCGTCCGTAAAGGTTACCGTCGTCACCATTCAGCATTGCTGTGTACTTGAGCTCTCCGTCAGTTGCTGGTTCACCCTGGCAGTAAACAACCGTTGCAACGCTGTCAACAAATGAGCAAAGAGAGATGTCTCCCCTTCCGGAGGCCATCTTGTCCTTGATCGTTGCCGACAAATCATCGCGTGGGTATGCCACCTTCACGTCACGAAGACCATGGACTGCGGCGAGAAATCTGCGAGATTTCGACCATCCAGCGGCCAACGCGTCGTATGCCTCAAAGCTCTCTCTGGAGCGGTGTCCCTCGAACTTCTCTTGATCAGTCATCAAGATGCGGCAATCCTCACCGAATTCTGCCACGCAACGGTCGTGATACGCGCCGACATCATCAGCGGTAAGACCTGAAGTCCAAAGGATGGGACTGTCAATTCCGTACTTCTCGCGGTAGCAAGAAGCGACGCTCTTTATAACAGGACTCAAACAGACGGCTAAACGCGGCGACATTGAATAAATACCGCGCGGCGTAACGCCACCACATTGCACTGGGAGACCCTTCTCCAACTTGATGAATCCACCCATCCTGAAATCCAGACGATTGAGCTGCTTTGTACGCAGGGAATCCCACGCATCAAAGAACTGTTTTCGCTGATTTTCCGGGTAGGCTTGGACCCAATCTACCAAATGTGCATAATCCAACGGGACACCATCGGTGCCAAGCATTGGACAATACAAAATGGACATCTCATCCTTGCGTCGAGCGATGATGCTGGGCCAAGCCGTGGGGCTCGGGGGCACTTGAAAATCACAAAGGACTCTCTTTGCCATGGCATAAACACCGTTCTCCTGCGTGAACGCGACGAGGGTCGGGACATGATCCGTGAACACTATCCCTGCAGCGTGCAACAACTGGTTGCCGTCGTTCGGGGGTACGCGCGGAGCCCCCCCAATCTGTATCGCGCAACCACGCGCCAATACAGGTACCTCGTTACTCTTAAGCTCAGAGGGATTGGTGTACGGCCCGTCGTTGAGGACTACCGCCTTGCCAACCACACAAGGTATACGCGTCTTGATGCAATATTGAACAAATTTCGACTCCTGGGCGTTTGTAAAGCGCTGGGCCTCATCGGTCTCAAAATCTCGATTGCACCAATTGAATGGGTTTGCAAACCAACACATTGGTTCTTCGGCCACACCATTCAAGGCCAATGCTTCCGTGTGAGCACGCACAAGTCGGACGCGGGTTTTCACCGCACGGCCCAACAAGGCAGTCTCCGCAGCCATGTTCTTAACCCAGGCGAGCACGGGGGCATACAGCTTTATCCCCTCTAAGAGTTCATCCGGCACGCCCGACGCATTGCAGATCTGCTGACAGCGAGCAACGAGTGTGTTCAAACACGAGCGCGTTCGCTCAGTGTAGACAATCTCGGCAGCAAGCCTGTTAACAAGTGCTTTTGGCACGTACGCCAGATTCTTAGTCTGGGTTCGAACCGCAATATACGTGGAGTATGCATGGATATCAACCGAAGGCAAGTCCAGGATGTTTTGCGTCAAGATGGTTCTCATCTCTTGCGTGGCACCCGCAGTCATGCGTATGGTCTGTCCATAGGTGTTCTCTTGCAACACATGCTCAAAAGTTGGATTCCTGGGCACATCAAACAGCACATCCGTGTCCATCAGTCTTATTCGCAGAACATAACTATCAAAAGCGTGATAGAGCGTCTCGATGCGTAAGCACCCAGAGCTCGTCTCAACGTGGCTTCTGAACATCCAATCATTTGGTGGATGAGAATAGTTGTGATTATCGTTGGAGGCTTCCGCTGATATCATACCATCCAGTTGCATTCTGTACTTCAAATCACCACAAACAAGACGGCCAGCGATTTGGTCCATCCTGTGTACCACCGCGTACATCAAACGCTGCTTGTAACGTTTGAGAAGTAGTGACCCGACAACATCAGGTGTCAGATAATACAAGACATGCGTGGAGACCGCAAAATCGGGGTCGTTGGGGCAGTCACACTCGTGGGCTTTATGGGTACAAGTGGACCTTCCTCGGCCAGCCAATGCTCGGCGCGTATCACCGGGCAGGACATGTGGCATCATATGATGAACATGCATCCTTCCAGTAACTCCGACCTGGCGCATGGTGGCGCACGTACGACTAACATTGGACCCAATGTCATCGATCTCCAAACGCGGTTCGACGTGGTTGTAGGCAATTGCTTCCCACATATTAAGCTCGGCTAGCCCACGCGAAACGTTGCAAGCTCCGTGGAGGTGCTTGCGGATCCCCGCCTTCCATTGCAGACGGACCCCTCCTTTCTCAAAATATTTAATGTGCTCCTCATTGAGGCCATGACGGATCTCATAGCACTCCAGTCCATCTGTTTGAGGCAGACGACGAACACAGGGATGGGCAATCTGCTCGCCGCGTAGCGAGTCGAAGCTCATCATGGTTGTAAAAGCAATGCACAAGTCTTAATAACAATAAAG